AAGGAAGAGAAGACGCCCAATACTATGATGGGTAAGTCTACAACCGGCAAGAAACGTGGCATGGGTGCCGCGCTTCGCGGCTCACGCTTTACTAGCTGTTGAGGTTAAATTATGGCTGTCTCTAGAGAACGATTAGACGCCCTATATAACGAGCTTTTTGGTCGTACTACGGGCGCAGGAGATGAGGGCGCAGAATACTGGATGAGCCGCGGTTTAACCGGCGAAACTCTTCGTGATGCTTTAATTTCAGGTGCTCAAGGTAGTGACAGAACAAACTACCAAGCGCAACAGCAAGCTATGGCGGAGCGTGGCGCGACGGCACAAGATGTTAACCAAATATACATTGAGCTTTTTGGTCGTCCTGCCGAGACAGCGGGCATTAATTATTGGACGAACTCAGAGTTAACCGGGGGTCTAGCAGGAGAAAACCTTAGAGATGCTATTGCCTATGCGGCCTCCGCCAACGCCGCCGCTGGGCTTCCGAATCAAGACTTTGCGTCTTATTCCGCTCGTCAGGAACAATTATCGCGAGGTACGACGCCGTCAGGTTACAACGTTTACACGGGGGAAGAAGAGTCACAGGGTAACAACGGAGGAGCCACAACAGGCGGAGGCGGAAACGTAGGTCAACCCGGCGGGGGTAGTTCTACTACCCCAACAATAACCATTGGTCAACCCGGCGGCGCTGTTCCGGGAGGTATTTATGGCTCTGGCACGGTATCTGGCACGGCCCCCGCGTTTAACCCGTACTCAGCAAACCCTTATTCTTCTTATGGTCAAATGACTCCAGAACTAATTGATGCGTATCGTTTTCAACAATTTTACAACCAAGGGTTGGTGACGCCTCCGGTAGATCAAGGAATAGGCTCCTTAAGTTACTTTGGTATTCCGCCTAGTCGTATTCAAGCCTCACTGAGTGGATTCTGATGGTCTTACAAGCTCTAATTGGTCCAGTTACGGGACTTCTGGATAAGTTCATACCGGATGCGGACGAAAAATCGCGTCTTGCGCACGAAATTGCGACAATGTCAGAGCGACATGCCCAAGAGCTTGCCAAGGGTCAGATTGAGATTAACAAGGCTGAAGCGGCACACAAAAGTATGTTTGTCGCAGGCTGGAGGCCGTTTGTGGGCTGGACTTGCGGCGTTGCTTTGGCTTGGCACTTTGTGGGCCAGCCTATTGCTGTTTTTGTTATTACATTTGCTGGTGTGGACGCCCCTCCGCTACCTGTGTTTGAAATGGAAAGCCTTCTTACAGTTTTGCTTGGGATGCTAGGCCTTGGTGGTTTACGCACTTTTGAGAAAACAAAAGCAGTAGCCCGAGAAAAATGACACCAGAGCAACTCAACGCATGGCGCATTATTCCACGGGTACTGATGTTTGCCATGATTGGGATGACGTATAGAACGGTTGAATGGTTCATGTCTCTGCCCGACCCCAACCCAGAACAAGCGGCACTAGTGTCCGTAATGACGGGTGCTTTAACAGGAGCCTTTGGGTTATTTCTTGGCAAGAAAGAGTGACTTACAAATACTTCACAGAAGAAGAATTTGTTTGTCAGGAAACCGGTGAAAACAAAATTGTTCCGGAGTTTGTTGAGCGTTTGGACGAACTTCGTGAAGCCTGCGCCTTTCCTTTTCATATCACTTCGGGATATCGATCTCCAGAACACACTTTAGAAAAAGCCAAGATTAAGCCCGGAACACATGCTCAAGGCATTGCGGCTGATATACACGTCGAAAACGGTATAGAGCGTCGTAAAGTTGTAGAAGAAGCTTTAAAACTGGGTTTTGGCGGTGTGGGCGTTGCAAAAACGTTTGTTCACGTAGATATCCGCACCACGGGACCTGTGATGTGGACATATTAGTTGCTCGTTTTAGACTGTCATGGTATATAGATGAGACTTTCTGAGATGGAGCGCATGTGGATTCATTATACTTGGTACAGTTTGTTCAAAAAGCTATAAAGGACAGGCGCGTACAAGTTTTAGAGTTGTTAGAAAACAACGGTGTTAAGTCGATGGAGCAGTACCAAAACCTTATGGGTGAGCTATCGGCTTTGAATTATGTAGCACAGGAACTCTCGGGCCTGCTAGAAAAACAGGAGCAATTAAATGACTGATCTAGCTGAAGAAATTGACCTAGACGCCGCCGCAGAAGGCGTCAAATCCCTTTACAAAGCTCCACAACCCAAGGTGCTCGACCCAGAGGCCATGGATAAAAGTCTTTTGGAGCGTATGCCACAGCCTACCGGCTGGCGCATGTTAATCCTCCCATACCGGGGCAAAGAAACCACCGAAGGCGGTATTTACATACCCAATCAAGTGTTGAATGACACGCAGATTCAAACGGTGGTGGGTTATGTCGTCAAGCAGGGTCCGCTCTGTTATAAGGACGCCGATAAGTTCCCAGATGGCCCATGGTGCACTGAAAAGCAGTGGGTAATCTTTGCTCGCTATGCTGGGTCTAGGTTCCGTATTGACGGAGGGGAGTGCAGGATTTTGAACGATGATGAAATCTTAGCAATTATTGACGATCCAGAAGACATTCTTAGTTTGTAAAGGAGAAAACCATGGCAGAGCCTGCTGAAGAAGGTCAATTTGAGTTAGACGTAGGGGACGCAGAAGCTACTGAAGTAGAGCTTGAGCAACCTGAAGAAAAAAATGTTCCACGTGGAACATCTGAACCTGAACCAGAAGTAGAAGTTGTTGAAGAAACTTCTAAAGAAGATTCGGAAATAGAACAGTACAGTGAATCTGTTCAAAAGCGCATTAATCGTCTTACGAAGAAGATGCGTGACGCCGAGCGCCGCGAAGAAGAAGCCATCAAATACGCACAAAATGTGCAAACTGAGGCTGAAAAGATTCGTCACCGTATGCAAACGTTAGATCAAGGCTTTATGAATGAGTACGGTCAGCGTATTTCCATACAACAAGAGCAGGCAGAAGCTAATCTAAGGCGAGCGGTAGAGCTTGGTGATGCAGAGGGTCAAATTGCCGCCCAGAAAGAGCTAACCAACCTCACTATTGCCGCAGATGGTTACGCACGAGCGGCTCGTCAAGCTGAATCTCGCGCACAACAAGCCCCACAGCAAGCCCCACAGCAAGCCCCACAGCAAGCCCAAGAGCCGCAAAGGCAAAGGCCTGACCCTAAAGCCGAAGTGTGGGCTGAAAAGAATTCTTGGTTTGGAAACGACGAGGCAATGACCTTTGCCGCTTTCGGAATTCACAAGAAATTAATTGAGGATGAGGGGTTTGACCCGCAGTCCGATGACTACTACAATGAATTGGACTCCAGAATTAAGCGAGAATTTCCGCATAAATTTGGAGAGGAGCAATCTACTGGCCGCAAGCCCGCTCAGACTGTCGCCGGTGTCTCTCGCTCCACCAAAACTGGGCGCAGTGGTAAAAGGGTCAAGCTCTCTCAGACCCAAGTAGCAATCGCTAAAAAATTGGGAGTGCCGCTTGAAGAATACGCGAAATACGTTAAGGAGTAATACCATGTCCACAGAGAAGAAAGGCTTTGAGGGCATTGATCGCTCCTCACGTGATACAGCGTCAAGGGAAAAACAGGGACGGCGTAAGCCTTGGACTCCCCCGTCTATGTTAGATGCACCACCTGCGCCGGAGGGTTACAAACATCGTTGGATACGCGCCGAAGTAAGGGGTTTTGATGACACCAAGAATATTTCGGCAAAAATGCGAGAGGGCTATGAGCTTGTTCGCCAAGACGAGTATCCAGATTTTGAATCTCCGGTAATTGAATCGGGTAAGTATGAAGGTGTGTTTGGCGTTGGCGGATTGATGCTCGCTCGTATACCGACGGAGACAGTAGAGGAACGCGCTGATTATTTTAGTCAACGTAACGCGGACCAGATAGAAGCTGTTGAAAGCGATATGATGCGAGAAAACGCTCATCCAACAATGGCGATCAGCAAACCTGAACGTCAAAGTCGTGTAACTTTTGGCGGCCCCAAGAAATAGGGCCGCACAGAATGGAGAACTAAACTATGGCAAATTCAGAAACTGCCTTTGGTCTTCGTCCTGTAGGTCTTGTAGGAAGCGGTGCTAACAGCACAGGTGTTACTCAGTATGAAATTGCTAGTAACAACTCAAATGCTATCTTTAACGGAAGTATTTGTGTTCCCACTGCCGCAGGTGTCATAGACCAAGCTGGAGCTACAAGTGGCGGCACTACGCAAGCCCTTGGCGTTCTGGTAGGGGTTGAATATCAAGATGCCACACAAAAGAAACCTGTGTTTCTTAACTATTGGCCCGGATCAGGAAGCGTATCTGTTGATACTAACTTCCCGGTAAAGGCTCTTGTGGCGGATAACCCCAATCAACTGTTCGTCGTAGCGGCGGATGCTACCCTCACTGACCGAGCTACTGCACTAGCGGCTGTTTTTGCTAACGCAAGCTTGGGAACTTCTGCTCGTACCGGTTCTACCGATACAGGCAAGTCAAATTCCCAGCTTTCCGTAAGCAGTATTGCTGTTACTGCAACGCTACCATTGCGTATCGTAGGCTTGGTTGATGATGACGCTAACAATGATTATGCGTCAGAAGGTGCTCATCTGCTTGTTCGATTGAACGCTCATTTCAACGCTGGCACACGTGGTTTTGCTTCGCAAACCACTGCCGACTCAACCGGCATTTAAGGGGGATTAGGTAATGGCTATTTCTCGCGCACAGTTGGCGAAGGAACTTGAGCCGGGGCTTAACGCTCTCTTTGGACTTGAGTATGATCGCTATGAACAGGAACACGCTGAAATCTTTGAAGAAGAGACTTCAGATCGTGCTTTTGAAGAAGAAGTAATGCTGTCTGGCTTCGGCACTGCGCCGGTTAAGTCAGAGGGTGGTGCTATTTCGTTTGATGACGCGCAGGAAACATTTACTGCACGTTATACTCACGAGACAATTGCACTGGCGTTTTCGATCACCGAAGAGGCGATTGAAGACAACCTGTATGACCGCCTTGCTTCTCGTTACACTCGTGCTTTGGCACGATCCATGTCAACCACTAAGCAGATTAAGGCCGCTTCAATTTTGAACAACGCCTTTAGCACCGGCTCTCCTGTTGGAGATGGTGCCGCTCTCTGCTCATCTTCTCACCCATCCTTATCAGGAAACCAGCGTAACCTCCTGTCAACAGCCGCTGACCTCAACGAGACTTCTCTTGAGCAGATGCTGATTGACATTGCTGGCTTTACCGATGAGCGTGGTCTGAAGATCGCGGTACGTGGTATGAAGATGATTATTCCAAAAGAACTGCAATTTATTGCAGAGCGGGTAATCAACTCCAACCTGCGTCCGGGGACGGCTGACAATGACCTCAACGCAACCAAGTCTATGGGTATGCTCCCAGATGGCGCGGTAGTTAACCATTTCTTGACCGATACAGATGCGTTTTTCATCAAGACTGACGCACCTAACGGCTTCAAGATGTTTAACCGAAGCCCCATTAAGACTGCAATGGAAGGTGACTTCGACACTGGCAACATGCGCTTTAAGGCGCGTGAGCGTTACAGTTTCGGTGTTTCCGATTGGCGTTGTGTCTTCGGCACACCGGGTGCCTAAAAATCAAGCCGCCTTCGGGCGGCTTTTTTTGTTCCACGTGGAACATTTATGTTAGTATAAATTTTTCCTGACAGTCTCATCCCGAGGCTGACACTGGCCACGACAGGAGAACCTCATGGCTAATACTACGTTCAACGGTCCCGTCCGTTCTGAAAACGGTTTTCAAGATATTACCAAAAACGGCACTACCGGCGCTGTCACCAGCACGATGACACTGAAAACGTATGAGACGACGATTACAGTGGCAAACGGTGCAACCACGGGTAAAGAGTCTGCGATTGGTATCCCATCAAACTTTATTCCCATGGGCGTCACAGTGGCTGTTACTACTGCCGCCTCAAACTCTGTCACCCTTAGCGACATTGGCACGGATGCTGACACTGACGGTTTTGTTGATGGTATTTCTCCCGCTATAAACTCAACAGGGTTTAAAGGGTTTTTCCCCTGTAACGGTGTTCTTGGCATGTCTGGTGGAACAACCACTGCGGCCACAGAAACGGCGGATGAAGTAGAGCTTGTTGTTTCAGGCGATCCCGGCGGTGACACAGTGATTGTTTTGAAGTTCTTTGGGATATCTAGCTCTTCAGACGCATCATAACGGGAGGTCACTATGGCCAATTCAGACGTAAGGTCAAAACGTCTGACCGGAACAGGCTCCGCTGGTGTGGGGCCTGCTCGTATTCGTCAGATTCAAGTTTTTTCAACCTCTGGTACGCCAAGGCTTACTGTTACTGACGGTAATGGTGGCAGTACCGTATTAGATTTAGATTTTTCTGCGAGTGAAACGCACTCAGTTAACATACCGGATGAGGGCATCAAAGTATCTGACATTTACGTTAGTGTTTTGACCAACATCACAGCAATTACGGTGTTTTTTAGCTAATGGCGACTACGAAAAATGTAAAAAGATTGCCTTCTGGTCGTTTGAGTTACCGAGGAGAAACTTTTGCAGGTTATAACAAGCCAAAAAAGACTCCCGGTAAATCAAAAAAAAGTGCGGTTTTGGCTAAAAAAGGCAGTGAAGTAAAGCTTGTTCGTTTTGGTGACCCTAATATGTCCATCAAAAAGTCTCAACCGGGTCGTAGAAGTAATTTTAGAGCGCGGCACAACTGTGATACCGCAAAAGACAAATTTACCGCTAGGTATTGGTCATGTAAAGCGTGGTAGCCATGAAAATGGAAGATGTTTTAGCCAGATTAGATAAACATGAATCAGAGTGTGCTTTACGCTATGAAAGAATTGAGGAGCGTTTAGACAGTCAAAAAAAATCTTTAGATCGTTTAGATATAAAGATCTGGGGCATAGCTCTTTTAATTATAACAACTCCTGTTATTACACAGTTGGTGGGGTAATTATGGATTCTAAAGATAAGACAAGAGGGTTAACTTACTTACGAAAAGGAGGCTCTGCTTCTAAAAAAAGTAAGGGGAGCAAGATTTGCCCAGAAGGTAAGGCATGGGCAAAACGTACTTTTGATACATATCCCTCTGCTTACGCTAATTTGGCGGCCAGTAAATACTGTAAAGACCCTAATTACGCCAAAAAATCTAAAGGTGGCAAAAGGAAAGGCCGCTAATGGGCGAACTCAAAAAATGGCTGGATCAAGATTGGGTCCGCATCGACAGCAGTGGCAACATTGTTGGAGAGTGCGGTACGTCCAAAAATAAAAAGCGCCCAGACCGTTGCCTACCTCGTTCTAAAGCAAACAGTTTAAGTAAAGCTGAACGGGCCGCTACAGCTAAAAAAAAGAAGCGTGAAGGGGCTGAAGGTAAACAAGTCGTGTCTAACACTAAAGCGGCTAAGGTCAAAATGGCGGCTAATGGTGGTGAAATACGCAAAAATCATCGTGGCTGTGGTGCAGTCATGTCTGAACGTCGTAAAAGAACTCGTTACACATAGGAGAGGCAAAATGGCTGGTAGTAGAGTTAATTTAGGTAACGGTGCCCCTAAAAGGAGTGCCGTTAAAAAGCCCAAAGGCGGCGCTATGAAAAAAGCTAAGGGTGGCGCGGTAATGGACCCTCCGAGCATGAAGCCTCCCGGCGGTATGAAAAACGGTGGCGCGGCGAAAAAACCTAAAGGCCGTTCGATGATGAAGCCTCCCGGCGGTATGAAAAACGGTGGTGCGGTTAAAAAAGCTAAAGGTGGCCCGCTAAACAAGCCCAAGCCGCCGACGGACCCATGATTAGTGGCCCATCTGATAAGCAACATCCCGTATTTTAAATGCTGGGTGCGGAAAGAATTTACATGTGACCACCAGAGATACCATGGTGAGTTTTTACATGCGCTTGCTATAGCGGTAAACACAATTCCAGATAGATCCTTGAGTTTTCAAGTGGTTTTTACTGGAATTACAGACACTTCCGATGACGTTGAATCAAACGTCCACGGAGGAGCGATGTGGGCACGTATGCCAATACAAGCATTGGTAGCGGATGTGCCTTTAGATAGTTGGCCGGAAAGGATGGAGGACCATCTTTGTCAGCCGTGGGATTGCGAATCTATTGATCATAGTGTGGTTGTTATAGATCGCGTTAGCTCAAGTCCGTGGATAGCTAAGGTTAATCATGAGTTCTATGAGGCACGGTACGTTATGACTATTGATTATACCGGAAACGCCATTGCCGATTCCCCGGATCAGCACAAACAAAGTCATCTGTTATATCTGACAGAAGGCCCGTGGGCAGGTAATATGGTGGCATTACCGAATAACCGGGTGCGAGCTACGTCACCCGCTTTGTGGAACACAGGAGAGGGTGCGCCTGATTTTACGCCTAGTCAGTACACACATACGGCGGAAGGGCACAGTAGCTATACAGACCCAAACATTACGTTTGATAATTTGTATTCAGAAGGGGTTGACGCAAATGGCGTTGAAGAAAATACCTAAAGCACCGTCCGGTTTTATTAAAAAAGACGATGATCAAAAAAAACGGGGACGCGGACGCGGAGGCCGCGGAAGAGGCAAACGGCCTACCAAACGGCCTACCAAAGTGCCTTACACGCCCGGTCCTGCCCCTGACCCGCCGAGCCCTTCCCCTGCCCCGGATGGGTTTAAAAAACGGCCACCTCCGATTGTAAGCCCTCCCGACCGCATGAAAGGCGGGGGACCAATAAATGCACACAAGCAGGAGGCCATGAGCCCTTGTCCAAAGCCACGGGTACGAGGTTATTAAGTAATGGCCGTTTCTGGTTCAACAAATTTTGAGTTAGATGTAAGCGATTACATCGAAGAGGCTTTTGAACGGTGTGGGCTGGAAGTTCGCAACGGTTATGACCTCAAGACGGCTAAAAGGTCGTTGAACCTGATGCTAGGCGATTGGGCCAACCGGGGCCTAAATCAATGGACAATTGATCAAACGACAATTGCTCTTACCGAGGGAACGGCTGAATATACGCTGGGTGCATCTACCATAGATGTGCTGGATGCGGTTATACGGAGAAGTGGCACGGATTTTGCGCTGGAGAGGGTTAGTAGGGGTGATTACATCAATATACCCACTAAAAGCACTAAATCACGCCCTTCTCAGTTCTTTGTTGACCGACAGATAAATCCTGTTTTGAAGATTTGGCCTGTCCCTGAAAACAGCACGGATACGATAATCATTGATAAACTTGTCCGAATGGACGATGCCGATACGTTTATCAACACAATGGACGTGCCATTTAGGTTTTATCCCTGCTTGGCGGCGGGTCTGGCATATTACTTGGCTATTAAACGTGCCCCGGACCGTGTACAGCTTCTCAAGGCAGTTTATGAGGAGGAGTTTGAAAGAGCGGCTTCCGAAGATAGAGACAGGTCTTCTTTCAATATACAGCCGTCCATGGCCTATTCAAGGGTGCTGTAATGGCTAGGTTTGCTAATGGTAAATTTGCTTACGGAATATCAGATCGTTCTGGGTTTCGTTACAAGCTTAATGAGATGAAACGCGAGTGGACTGGTTTGTTAGTTGGTCCAGATGAATATGAGCCTAAGCAACCTCAGTTAGAGCCAAGAGTTAAAGCTGTTGATCCACAGGCTTTACAAAATCCACGCCCGGACATCACAGATGCTTTAGAAATTCGTGTTGGGGTGCCGCTTGTTGAAGGGCCTGTTTTTAAGCCCACCGCTAGTTTTGGACAAGTTGGCACAGTTACGGTGACTACATGAGTTTCACATACGGCGAGTTAAAACAAGCGATACAGGATTACACCGAAAACGACGAAACTACTTTTGTCACTAACATCCCTATTTTTATACGCAACTCAGAAGAGCGCATACTTAAAAACGTTCAGTTGTCCGAGTTTCGTAAAAACGTGGTGGGTACGTCTACTGCGTCAAATAAGTATTTAGATTGCCCGTCAGACTTCCTTGCACCCTTTTCTTTGTCCTTTGAGGTGTCTTCGTCAAAAGTATTTGTTGAATTTAAAGATGTGAACTTTATTCAAGAGTTTAATCCTAACGAAAGCACCACGGGAACACCTCGTTATTACGCGTTATTTGACAGCGTCAATTTCATTTTAGGTCCTACCCCAGACGCATCGTTGGTAGCAGAACTGCATTATTACTATCGTCCGGCCAGTTTGACCAGTTTGGCTGATTCGGCTCAATCATGGCTTAGTGAGAATGCGCCTTTGGCCCTGCTTTACGGCAGTTTGTTAGAAGCTTATATTTTTATGAAAGGTGAACAGGACGTGTTGGGTTTGTACGCTTCTCAATTACAAAATGCGCTAGCTGGAATGAAACAGTTTGGGGAATCAAAAGAAGTGACAGATCAATATATGACCGGGATGCTAATAAGGCCTAAACAATGAAGTTTGAAGGAGTTACACTATCTGCCGGAACGGTTGAAGTTCAAACCACCAACCATCGTGGCTTCACTCCTGAAGAGGTTGCTGAACGATGCCTAGACAAGCTTGTCAGTGTTTCAGACACTGCTCCCCCTGCGATTCGGGACCAAGCAATCGCATACAAAGATGATTTACGAGCAGTTCTTGTTTTTTACATGAACGAGGCTGTTAAAAGCGACAGAACTACTGTCGGAAACGCTTTGCTTTGTGCGGGGCATCAAGATTTGGCTGAACTTATCAGGAGATTATGACATGGCCTTTTCAGGAAACTTTATGTGTACGTCTTTTAAGCAGGAAGTGCTTCAGGGGAAACATGACTTTACAAATAGCTCGGGCGATACATATAAGCTAGCTATGTACACTAATAGCGCCTCTTTTGATGCGTCCACCACAGCGTATACGACATCTAATGAGATTAGCGGGACAGGTTACTCAGCAGGGGGCGGAACACTAACCAACGTGACCCCAACCACCTCTGGAACAACGGCGTTGACCGACTTTGCCGACCTCACGTTCTCCAGCAGTACACTGACGGCTCGGGGTGCCCTTATATATAACACCACGGCAGGCAGTGGAAGCGGGACCACGAATACGGTTGTTGTTTTGGATTTTGGTGCAGATAAATCCTCTAGTGCCGGTGATTTTACAATTGTGTTTCCAACCGCTGACGCATCCAACGCTATTATCAGGATTGCTTAGTCATGGCGTTTGTTGTCGCTGATCGCGTCAAGGAAAGTACCACTACGACGGGGACGGGTACAATCACCCTCGGCGGGGCTGAACCTAATTTTATTACGTTCACTTCTGCTCTGTCGGATGGTGATACCACCTATTACGCTATCGTCGATGACGCAAACCTTGCGTTTGAAGTGGGCCTCGGTACTTTTACCGCAAGCGGCACTACGCTGGCGCGAACCACGGTTCTAGCAAGCTCTAACAGCGGCTCTGCGGTTAATTTGCAGGCGGGTACGAAAGAGGTTTTCATAAACTACCCTGCCGGAAAGTCTGTTTTTTTAAACGCATCTAATCAGCTAGTGATCAACGGGACGGCAGTTACGTCAACTGCGGCAGAGCTAAATATCCTAGATGGGGTAACGGCTACAGCTACAGAGATCAACTATTTAGATATAACCACGCTTGGCACCTCGGAGGCGTCTAAGGCAGTGACCGCTGACTCAGGTGCCAAGGTTAAGTTTATTGGCACTACGTCCGTTGCTGAGATGATCGAAAAGGTTACTACCCAAACTAGCACAACGGGTACGATAAATTTTGATTTTCTGACTCAGGCAGTTGAGTTTTACACGGCAAACCAAGGGGCAAACAGGACAATCAACTTTCGTGGTGACGGCTCTACAGCCCTCAATGCTGTTATGGCTACAGGCGAAAGCATGACAGCGGCTATATTAATGACGCAGGGAGGCTCTGCGTATTACCTAAATACTTACCAAGTTGATGGCTCGTCAGTTACCCCTGAGTGGTCGGGGGGTTCTGCCCCGTCATCAGGCAACGCAAGCTCCATCGATGCCTATGTGTTTACAATTATTAAAACGGCAGATGCAACTTTCACCGTCCTAGCCAGCCAGACTCAGTACGCATAATGTCACCACTTTTATCAACATTTGGCGCTAATTCAGCAATCGGATTCAATCCCGGCTCAAGTTCCCAACCCCTAACCATAAGCGAGTTTATTCTTGCGGCGGGTGGAGGTGGGGGTGGACCCGCTACATCCGACGGCGGAAGTGTTGGCGGCGGCGGTGGCGGCGGTGGTGGGGTGATACTAAAAAACAATATTGTTGTGGTTTACACCGGCACTACATACACGATTACTATTGGCGGTGGCGGGACAGGCGCACCTAACGGCAACGGCCAAGGCGGTGATGGCACTAACAGCACATTTGCTGGGGCAGACATTACAACTCTGACTGCAATTGGTGGTGGCGGTGGTGGCCCCGGTCATAATAGTTATGGTCAGGGTAGAGATGGTGGCTCAGGTGGTGGTGGAGGTTTAGGCGTAAGTACTAGAGCACAAGGAACAGCAGACCAAGGGAATCAGGGCGGCATCCCTAACAGCAGTATAGGCGGCGCTGGTGGCGGCGGCGGAAAAGGCGCCCAAGGGGGTGACGGGTATTATGTATCTTCCGGCACTCCTAATTTCTGGTATTACGGCGGTGCTGGCGGTAGCGGTAGTTACTATTCCAACGCCGGTAGATATCTTGGCGCTGGAGGAGGCGGTGGCGGCTTGTACTATGTAAGTGCTGGTGGCTACTACGGCACTGGAGGCGGTGGAGGTACTCAGAATGGTGGTAACGGCGGCTACAACTCTAGTGGGGGTAGCGGTTCGGCTAATTACGCCGCTGGTGGTGGAGGTGGCTCACGCACTGAAGGGGCAACCTCTTTTACAGGCGGTAACGGGGGTTCTGGCTTTTTTTCGATTGGCGTTCCAACAGCCGGTTATAGCGTAGCTACTACGGGTAGCGTATCGACTACCACCGCGGGTTCCTATACTTATTACAAGTTTTCTTCTTCTGGAACAATCACTATCTCATAGGCAAAGCATATGGCTCATTTTGCAGAAATTTCTGACAGCGGTGAGGTGCTTAGAGTCGTGGTAGTCAGCAATGAAGATATAAAAGATGAAAGCGATGTTGAGCAGGAACAGCTTGGAAAAGATTTTTGTCAAAATTTGTTTGGCGGCACATGGGTGCAAACTAGCTACAACAGCAATTTTAGAAAGCGTTTTGCTTCCGTGGGCGGGAAGTATGACTCTGCTAACGATGTTTTTTTATTTCCAAAGCCGTTTCCTAGCTGGACGTTAGATAGCAACTATGAGTGGCAACCGCCGACACCTTACCCCGATGACGGTGGCGCATATTTATGGTCTGAGGAGCAGGAGGGCTGGGTAGTAAACCCCAACCCTGCCGCCGAGATTTAAAGGTTATGTTATGGCTCTTGTAATTAAAGATAGGGTTAAAGAAACAACGACAACCACAGGCACCGGTAGCATTGCTTTGGGTGGCGCATCCAGTAACTTTGTTACGTTTTCGTCTGTCCTGTCAGATGGCGATACCACGTACTACGGTATCGTAGATACCGGTAATACGGCGTTTGAAGTCGGTCTAGGAACCTATACCAGTAGTGGCAACACCATTGCCAGAACGACAGTGCTTGCAAGTTCAAATAGTGGCTCTGCGGTTAACCTTCAAGCGGGCACAAAGTTTATATTTTGCGCTTTTCCCGCCGATAAAGCTCTCGTAGAAGACGCCAACGGTACAGTAGTAATTGATGGTAATGTCAGCATTGAGAGTGGTCTTATAGACCTAAAAAATGGTGGCACAGCTTCTCGCATCAAATTTTATTGTGAAAGCGGAAACGCACACGCTCAGACGGTGCAGGGCGCACCACATGCTTCGGCGGCGAGTAATACGTTGGTGTTACCTGCGACGGGTAGCAATCTTGTTTCCGACACTGCTACGCAGACGCTTACTAACAAGACACTTACGTCACCCAAAATAAACGAAGACGTAGCGGTTACCTCAACAGCTACAGAAATCAACCTTCTTGATGGCGTCACTGCGACAACAACAGAAATCAACCTTCTTGACGGCGTCACTGCGACAACAACAGAAATCAACCTTCTTGACGGCGTCACTGCGACAACAACCGAGTTAAATTATCTAGATATAACCACGCTTGGATTAACAGAAGCATCTAAGGCCGTAACTGCGGATGCTAATGGTGTTGTTAATTTTGATGCGGGAACTACAGATGACGTAAACACAATAACGTCCAGTTCTAATGCCGCAACAATTAACCTCCAGCTTGGTAATGTCTTTGAGCATGACTTGACCGAAAATGTTACCTACACATTTAGCAATCCGGGGCCGAATAACACGGGCTCAGTGTTTATCTTAAAAATTATTCAAGACTCTAGCGCAAGAACCATTACATGGCCTACAAGTGTTGATTGGGCAGGCGGAACAGCGCCAACGCTTACCGCAACTAATAACGGTGTAGATGTGTTTGTGTTTTTTACTAGAGATGGTGGCACAACGTATTACGGGTTTACTGCCGGTCAGGCGTTCGCCTAATGAGCAACGGAGCTTTAAAACTGCTCGCAGGCTCCGGCGCTAAAGGCGATCCTGTTTACGTTGATGATGTGTTTTCGACGTTTGTGTACGGAGGTAACGGCTCATCACAAACGATAGACAACGGTCTTGATCTTAGTGGCGAAGGGGGCTTGGTTTGGACTAAATCTAGGGAAAATACGTCCGGTGGAGCCACCTCACACGCATTAATAGATACCGTGAGAGGCAAGACTAAATGGCTTGCATCAGACATTGATGCCGTAGAGGCAACAAATGCTAATCTCATAACAGCGTTCAATTCTAACGGTTACACAGTTGGATCAGGTGGCCCGTATTGGACAAACGACAATGGATACAAATACGTTTCTTGGTCATTCCGTAAGCAACCGGGGTTCTTTGATGTTGTTACTTATACAGGTAACGATACTGCTAGGACAATAAGCCACAATTTAGGCTCTACGCCCGGAATGATTATTGTCAAAAATGTAGATGTGGCATATAACTGGACGGTCTATCACAGAAGTATGGGTGGCTATAATTATTATAACCACTTGAACACAACTACGTCGAAATTTAATAACACTGCTATTTGGAATGCCGCACCAACGAGCACAGTTTTTAGTGTAGGAACCAGTGCCAACACCAATCATAACGGAAACACCTATATAGCCTACCTATTTGCTCACGATGCCCAAGACTTTGGAGACAATTTGGACGAAGCCATCATTAAGTGTGGAAGTTATACGGGTAACGGAAGCAACACTGGCCCTATTATTGATCTTGGGTTTGAACCTCAGTGGGTAATGATTAGAGACACTACTTCTGATGGTGATTGGTGGATGTTTGACGTTATGCGGGGCTGGGGCGTTGTAACTGCGTCAGAGCTAAAAGCAAACTCAAGCGCCGCAGAGGCCGCTGTTATTGGGGCATACGCTTGGCTAAAACCTTTGGTTAACGGTTTTCAAATCACAGACGCGGCCACTGGTTTAAACACAAACGGGAATAACCATATTTACATGGCTATTCGTCGACCTCAAAAACCAGCATCAGAGTTCGCGGCTACAAAACTATTTAATGTTGATAGCGGACAAAATGCGATAAACAACCACTCGCCCGGTTTTGATACTGGTTTCCCAGTGGATATGGGTATTTTCAGAATTCCTTCTTCAAGTGGAGACTTCGACATTATGTCGAGGCTGACTAACCTTAGAAGGACGGATACTCCTTCCGCGGGCACTGAAGCCAATAAAGGCAATAACGCCAGAATGGACTACATGGACGGCTGGGGCTACAACGCGCATTCCCATATTGGATGGGCATGGCGGCGCGCACCCGGTCATTTCGATGTGGTCGCCTACACGGGAACGGGATCTTCAGCTACCTCGTATAGCCATAATCTTGGGGTGGTTCCTGAATTTATATGGATCAAACGAAGAGACGGTAGTAATTATTGGGAGTGTTATCATTCTGCTTTGGGTGCCACAAAGCATATAAATCTAAACTCCGATCTTGCCGCCAGAACAAGTTCAACCCGCTTTAATGACACAGCACCAACAGACTCTGTGTTTGTGGTTGGCAACGACTCAAATGTAAATGTTGCAAGTTCTACCTATATTGCTTACCTATTTGCCTCAGTAGACGGTGTTTCAAAAGTCGGTAGTTATAGCGGGACAGGGTCTAACGTAGATGTTGACTGTGGTTTTTCTGCCGGCGCTAGGTTTATTTTGATAAAGCGCACAGACGATGCGGGTGATTGGTATCTGTATGATTCTGTGCAGGGCATCGTGGCAGGAAATGATCC